GGTTACGTTGCTACTACAGATGAAATAATTAAAGCAGTTAATGATAGCGGATATGCTAGTAGCATAGACAAAGATATAATTAAACTTAAAAATCAGATGCCTGCTAATGTAGACACTGATGAAAAAGAACCATCAGTAGATGTAGGTAAAATGGCTGGAGATCAGGCATTGAGTGATATAAAGGCGGAGTTATAATGGCAAATATATTTGTAAATGCTACACAGGCCAGAAAAGATAGTAGAAATAATAGTGTTATACATGCTGAAGTCAGAGCTGTAGAAAGCATAGTTTTAGCAAATGTAGATGCTGGTGTGCTTTATGCAAATGTTATATCTAGTTCAGATATGACAAACAGTAATGTATACTACAATGTGTGGAATAGCATTACTACAGACCCTACCAAATTAGACCAACTTAATTATGTTAAAAAACACTTCGAGGATCTTGGATACGGAGTGAATGTAGTTACAAATTTAAATTCCAATAATACAATAAGTTGGAATATTTCCTGGTAAATAGTAGTAAATAATATTTACTTAAATGCTAAAATCCAAATACGACTATCCGTCATTACGACGTATTCAAACAAAACAAGGCAGACAATATGTTGGAGAGGATGAAAATCCTGTTCCAAGTGTTACCACTATCTTAGGAGATACTGGAGATAAAACTGCTCTTATTGCCTGGCGTAAACGTGTAGGAGATGCAGAAGCAACTCGTATAAGCACAGAGTCAGCAGGACTCGGTACTAAAGTACACAATGCATTAGAGAAGTATATATTAGGTGAGGATTGGGACACATTTGGCACAAATGTTGTTAGTCAATTAGCAAAAACTATGACAACAAATATGATTAATGAAGCCTTATGTAATGTAGATGAGCTTTATGGTGTTGAAGTTGGCTTAATTGCACAAGGTTTGTATGCCGGAACGGCAGACGGAATAGGTATGTATGAAGGCGAAGAGTGTATTATAGACTTCAAAACAGCCAAAAAAATGAAGAAACGCGAATGGATCGACGACTATTTTATGCAAGGTTGTGCCTATGCATTAGCACATAACGAAATGTTTGGAAGTAAGATATCTAAAATTGTAATATTAATGGTAGATAGAGAAGGCAAAGTAAAAGATTTTGTTATACAGGGATCAGAGTACGAAAAATATTGTGAGCTTTGGTCAAATAGATTAGCATCTTATTATTCAAAATAAATTCAAAAATGATAAATACTAGTAGCTCAGGAGAAGTATTAGTATGGCAACAGCAAATAACAATGTAGTTATATCCAGAATCCAAAATAGGCGAGGTCTTAAACAGGATCTGCCTCAGCCTTTAAGAGAAGGTGAACTTGGATTAGCACTAGATAGTAGTCAGGTTTATATTGGAGGTGACATAGATTCATCTACATCCAATATAAGTAGTTTTGAATCAACAACTAGTTCTGTAAACTTAACTCAAGATATTGCTAATACAAGAATTATACATTTTACTGTACCTCATAAAAGATTATTAATAGGCCATTTTGATGGTGTAGGAACAACAGCACAATGGAGTACTAGTTCCAATACCTATACAGGAAGTGGTCTTCCAGTTTTTTCAGACGAGATAACTCCAGTTATAACAAGTTCAGTAGATGCTACAGTACACAATGCTGTTTTCCAAAGTAATGTTATTACACTTACAACATCAAACTCTTTTATAGGAGTGGGAGATGTTATTACAGGAGATGATATTGTAGGAACTGCTACAGTAACAGCATATGATACAACAGGTGTAAGCGTCACAATATCAAGCAATCAAACATTAGGTAATGCTAATACAATAAGTTTTACGCCTAATAATATAAAAAGTATATCTACAAATGAGAACTTTAAAGCAACAGATATAACTGTAGTCAAAAATGAAACAGTTTTACTAGGTGATAATGCAAACTATACTCCAGCAACATCTAAAGATTTTAGTTTTAGTACATCAACTTTAGCAAGTAATACTCATGTTTTAAATTTTAGAACAGCACCACTTACCAGTGATAAAATATCAATTACATATTATAGTAATGCTAGTGTAATTAAATCATTATCTAATAGTGGTGTTATATATGCTGGTTCTGATACTAATAGTTTTTATTCAGATTATAGTGTGCCAACTTATAGACAATTAAATCATGATTTAGTAAGAGTATCTCCTTCATCTGGAACAGGACATATAGGATTAGATTACAAGCACATTGCTGTATTTGATGATAGTGCTGTAGTTTCTAATCCAACAGGACTTACATTAGGTAATTTTTTAATTAGTGACAATTCATTAAAAAGTTCCAGTACAGTAGGTATTAGTGCTAGTAGTAGTACAGTAACAATTAGTACTGGGTCGACCAACTCACCTGCTTATGGAAATTCAAGTGCTACATATGATTACGTATATTTAACAGATTTAGATAACCCAGCATGGCTAGAAGGAAAAGCATTGCCAGTAAGCAATGTTCAGGCAAGTACAATGGAGGTAAGTTTACCTTCAGGAAATAGTGTTGCTACAATAAGAGCAGTAACATCAGGAGCATCTGGTGCCGGTAATGCAGTTACAATTACAGGTAATGTTGAAGGACTAGTACAAGGTGATTATGTTTATTTCACAGGTTCAAACGCAAGTGTGTTTACTGCCAACCCTTATCAAGTAACAGGTGTAAGTGGTACTACAAGTTTCACAGTAGTTCAAAACGGTGTATCTGAAATAGCAGGTGACTTAAATTATATTAACTATGGTTCAGATAATACTGGTGCTAATGTCCAAATAGTAAGCTCACTTCATGGACTGCCTGTTAGTAGTCAAATAGCATTAATTAGCTCATCTAATTCATCAGCAATAGCAAATGGCACTAAAACATTGTTAAGTTCAAGAGTAACAAATAATACTTTCTTTATACCAACTACAGCAAATCTTGTAGGTAGTGTTACTGCAACATTTAGTCCTGTATTAGGTAGTGCAACATTAACCAAGCATACACCAGTAAATAGCATAAATTTATCAAATAGTGTTACACTTGATAATGTAATAAGTGTATTTCAAGGGTTAGCAGAATTCCCTAGTATATCATATATACCAAATACAACTAATCAAATTTATATATCTACTAAAGCATCGTTTGATAGTTTAGGTTCCTCTACTTCAGGAGGAAATGAATTTACATTACACGAAGATTCAGTAGGCACAATGTCAGCTCTAAGTTTAACTACAGGAAGTAAAACTAGGGTAACACATACTATTAAAGCCAAATTAGAGCAATGGTTACACAACTTAGTTGTTGATAAAAATGTTCCATTGTTTACAGGTGTTCAATCAAATGATAAATTTTATACTTCTGGAAGTAATTTAGGTACATACGTTCTTGCTATTACAAACGAAGATGACAATAAGTTTATTACATTTAACGGCAGAGACCAGGCAAGTGATTTTAACCATATTGTAAACCAGATTTATTTTAAAACAGCAAATCCAGATATCAAAGGATTGCTTAATATTAAAACAAATATAGAATTATTGACATCAGAATCTAGTGGTGGTGGTTCTAAAATTACTACTTTTGATGATGTTGAATCAGTCAATATACCTGCTACAGGTAATGTAACTGTAGCAACAATATCTACAGTTAGTTATGATTCCTATGTAATAGATTATACAGTAAACTTTACAGGTACAAGTGACGGTAATTATAGACGTGTAGGCCAATTACATGCTAGTAGTTTTTATAATAGTAGCACAGGCAATGCAACAGTTGTATTTAGAGACGATGCTACAGATGTTGCCGATACAGTAACAGGTACAGTAAGTTTCACAGCAGAGTTAGATACAACTAATAATACTGATATTTTAGTAACTGCAACAAGTAGTGTAAATAAAATTACTACAATGAAATACATTACCAGACGTTGGCAATCATAATTTAATAATTTATGTTTTTTAAGAATCATTCTGCTAATGATAGATTATCCATATGGCGAAATTTAAGGCAAAAAGTATTTAATACACCTGAAGAGCTTGTTTTAGAATATGAGCCTATAAAATTATTATCTAGATATATAGACTATTATTCACCTAAAACTTGGCCCACACCATTTGAAATAGTAAACGAAGGATATTTTTGCCATAGTGGTATAACGTTATTAATCACAAGCCATTTAATACATAGAAAGTTCATAACTGGTAACGAAATACACCTACCAGTGATAAGTAATAATATAGATGGAACACATGGACTAGTCCTTGTAGACAATAAAAAAGTCTATAATTTTTTTCCAGGTCAAGTAACAGATTTGGAAAACGTTAAAGAAAATAGTACAATTTTTACAACGCATAAATTAGATAAAAATCAATTTGTATATTGACTTTTATATAGTTTTATAGTAGACTATGAAAAACATAAATATATACTTTAGATACAGTAAAGGACACACATGCAGGTTAAAAAGAGAGACGGCACACTAGAAAACTTAGACATAGACAAATTACACAAAGTAGTGATGTATGCATGTGAAGGCATTAGTGGTGTAAGTGCCTCAGAAGTAGAAATTAATTCTAAAATCCAATTTTTTGAAAGCATTGCAACTGAAGATATTCAAGAAACACTAATTAAAAGTGCCGCAGATCTCATTTCAGAAGAAGCACCAAACTATCAATATGTTGCTGGTAGGCTTATAAACTATCATTTGCGTAAGCAGGTATATAATACTTTTGAACCCCCTTGTTTATGTGATATTATCGATAAAAATATTGATGCAGGTATGTATGATGCAGAGTTTACACAACTCTATACCAAAGACGAAATTAACCAGTTACAAGAATTTATAGATCATAATAGAGACGAGGTTTTAACCTATGCGGCTATGGAACAATTCCGTGGTAAGTATCTAGTACAAAATAGAGCATCAGGCGATATATACGAGACACCACAAGTAGCATATATGATGATTGCGGCTACCCTGTTTAGCAAGTATCCAGCAGAAACCAGAATGAGTTATGTAAAAGCATACTACGATGCTATCAGTACTTTTAAAATATCTTTGCCTACACCAGTTATGGCAGGTGTTAGAACACCACAAAGACAATTCAGTAGTTGCGTACTTATAGAAACAGGAGACAGTCTAGATAGTATTAATGCAACAAGTAGTGCTATTGTTAAATATGTAAGTCAAAAAGCAGGTATAGGCGTAGGTGCAGGTAGTATAAGAGCATTAGGCTCACCTATTAGAAGCGGAGATACTACTCATACAGGAGTTATTCCTTTCTATAAAATGTTCCAAAGTGCTGTAAAAAGTTGCAGTCAAGGTGGAGTAAGAGGCGGAGCGGCTACATTATACTATCCAATTTGGCACTTAGAAGTAGAGGACTTATTAGTATTAAAGAATAATAAAGGTGTCGAAGATAATAGAGTACGTCACATGGATTATGGTGTACAGTTTAATAAACTTATGTACGAAAGATTAATTAGTGGTGGTAACATCACATTGTTTAGTCCTCATGATGTTCCTGGTTTATACGATAGTTTCTTTGCTGATCAAGATAAGTTTCAAGAATTATATGAAAAGGCAGAACGTATGACCAGTATAAGGAAAAAAAGTATTCCTGCTATTGAGTTGTTTAGTTCATTTGTGCAAGAACGTAAAGACACAGGAAGAATATATTTAATGAATGTAGATCATGCAAATACACATGGTTCATTTATAGAAGATGTAGCACCAATCAAACAAAGTAATTTATGTTGTGAAATAGATTTGCCTACTAAGCCCATGGATAATATAAATGATGAAAATGGTGAAATAAGTTTATGTACATTAAGTGCTATAAATTGGGGTGTAGTAAAGGATACAAACGAATTACAACGAATAGGTAATTTGGCCGTAAGGGCTTTAGATGAGCTCTTAGACTATCAGAGCTACCCTGTAATAGCGGCTGAACTTAGCACAATGAATAGACGTCCCCTAGGTGTTGGTATTATTAATTTTGCGTACTGGATGGCTAAAAACGATAGTACATATCAAGAGCCTAATTTAGAATTAATTGACGAATGGGCAGAAGCATGGAGTTATGGACTCATAAAAGCAAGTATGGAATTAGCACAGGAAAAAGGTATGTGTCCTAAAACAAGTGAAACAAAATATGGACAAGGTATTACTCCTAATCAAACATATAAAAAAGACGTTGATGAGCTAGTAAAACACAAAGAAAGACTTGATTGGAAACAATTAAGAAAAGATTTAAAAGAACACGGTATTAGGAATAGTACACTGATGGCACTTATGCCTGCTGAAACATCAGCACAGATTAGTAACAGCACAAATGGTATTGAACCACCACGTAGTTATGTAAGTATTAAGCAAAGTAAACACGGAGTTTTAAAACAGGTCGTGCCAGGTTTTCCATATTACAAAAACAAATATGATTTACTATGGGATCAAAAGTCACCACAAGGTTATCTAAAGATAATGGCTGTGTTACAAAAATACATAGACCAAGGAATTAGTGTAAACACTAGTTACAATCCTGAACATTATGAAGATGAGAAGGTACCAATGAGTGTTTTAATACAAGATTTGCTTATGTTTTATAAATACGGTGGCAAACAATTATATTATAATAACACGTTTGATGGTCAGGGTGAGATAGACATAAATAAAGACACGGCAAATGGAGTAGTAGATACACCAGAAGCAGTTTCAAATGTTGAGTTTATAGATGATGACGATTGTGAGAGTTGTAAAATATGACAAGTCAAGAATTACAAGCATTAGGGTTTCAAAAGGCAGGCGATGTAGATGTCATTGATGGTAAAATTGGTAGCGAACTTACCCCATTTGCAAGTGAAGTAAAATCTGGAGTTTATTGTTGGGTATTAATTAACGATAGCAATAAAAAACAAGAAATAATCTATATTGGAAAATATGGAATGTCCATCAAAAAAAGATGGGGTGAGCATAGACTTCATAATCCAGGAAGTCCTACAGGTCATAAAAATGCAGAATATATTATTCAGCAAATGGAAGAAACAGATATTAGAATGGAATTATGGGGGAAGCAAAGTCATAGCGAACAATTTTCATATACTAATATTATAGGTAAAGAAATAACAAAAACTTTTTCTACCTATAGTGTAGATGAAGAAGATTTCATAGCCCACTATTTAGAAACAAATGGAAAAAGACCAGCACTTAATAGAACTAGAGGCGGAAACTAAAAATGACAGTATTAAATACAAAAAATAAGAAGCATCATACAAAAGCAAATATGTTTTTAGATCCTGCAGGAGGTGTTTCCTTACAAAGATTTGATACTTTAAAATATAAGCAGTTTGATAAATTTACTGATAAACAGTTGGGTTTCTTTTGGCGACCAGAGGAAGTAGACATACTTAAAGACGCAAGTGATTTTAAGAACCTAACTGACTTTGAAAAACATATTTTTACTAGTAACTTGAAGCGACAAATACTACTTGATAGTGTACAAGGTCGTTCACCTAACTTGGCTTTTCTACCTATTGCGTCTATACCCGAATTAGAGACCTGGATAGAAACATGGGCATTTAGTGAGACAATTCATAGTAAGAGTTATACACATATAATAAGAAATGTGTATCCCGATCCAAGTAAAATATTTGATGAACTTCTAGATATTAAAGAGATCGTAGATTGTGCAGACAGTATTACAGAAAACTATAACAAACTTATAGAATATAATCTACTAAAAGAGCAAGGCAGTAAAAAATATAATGAATATGAGCATAAAAAAAGATTATGGTTGTGTCTAATGAGTGTAAACATACTAGAAGGCGTACGTTTTTATGTATCATTTGCTTGTAGTTGGGCATTTGCAGAACTTAAAAGAATGGAAGGTAATGCTAAAATTATTAAATTTATCGCTAGAGATGAAAATGTTCATTTGGCAAGTACACAGACTATGTTAAAACTTCTACCACAAGATGACAAAGACTTTGCTAAAATAGAAAAAGAAACCTATGCTGAGTGTACTCAGATGTTTTTAGATGCTGTAGAGCAAGAGAAAGAATGGGCAGATTATTTATTTAAAGATGGTAGCATTATTGGACTAAATGCAGAATTACTTAAACAATATGTAGAATACATAGCAGGTAAAAGAATGCACGCCGTGAGACAAGAAAAAATATTTAATACAGGAACAAATCCTCTTCCTTGGACTCAAACATGGATTACTGGTGGTAGTGTACAAGTAGCACCACAGGAAACAGAAATAAGTAGTTACGTTATAGGTGGTACAAAGCAAGACGTAGAAAAAGATTCATTTAAGGGATTCAGCCTATAATCTTAATAATCGTTGTTCAAAGGCTATAAATATATTACATGTTTGAAACAGAAAATCTAATAGGCAAGGTAGTAACTATAAAACTCAATAGTGGTATTGAAATTATGGCTACTCTTAATGCCTACAATAAAAAATCTAAAATAGTAAATTTAAACAATCCTAGTACTGTAGTTATTATGGAAGATCAAATTGCTGTAGTTCCTTTTATATATACAGGGCATACAGATGAAATTATTATTTCATTAGATCATATTTTGGCTATTGTAGAAAGCACAGAAAAATCAGCAGAGGACTATCTAAGACTTCAAGAAACAGAATAGTATTTTTTAAAAGATAAATACTATTATGCCAGGAGCCGCAAGACAATTTTTAGATACAGCAGGTGGAGGCCTAATATTAGGACCTTCTGCTTTCACTGTATTTTGCGAAGGTAGTTTTTTATCTCTTGTGGGTGATATAATATTAACTCATGGTGATTCTCCCCATACCACTGCTACTGCTAGAATTTTTAGTGGTTCATTCACAGTTCTATGTGAAAATAACTTCCCTGCTATACAGGGTATGAGTACTGTAACCTGTGGTCATACTGTTGATAAAGGGTCTGCTACAGTTTTAATAGGAATATAATGCCCAAATTAATTTCAGTACGTGGTCCACATGCTCGTGGTCCTATGGATAGTATTCGCATACAATGGAATATGGGCAATCAATGTAATTACAAATGTGAATATTGTCCTGATATATTACACGATGGTAGTAAGCAGTGGTTACCCTTAGAAGCCTATCTGACTGCCATAGAGCGCCTGTCAACGCATTATAACAATCAGGGTAAAAGAGTAGACTATGAATTAATAGGCGGTGAAGTTACAGTAATGCCTGGATTCGAGGATGTGATACGCAAAATAAGTGAGTTTGATACCCATAATGTTGTTTTTACAAATGCAAGTAGAACAGTAAATTGGTGGAGTAAAGCAAAACATTATATGGATGGAGTTGTATTAACATATCATCCTTTATCACAAGATAAAGAGCATTTTATTAATGTTATAAATGAGATTAAGGACTATGTAACAATAGACATTAATATTGCAGGAATAGGGGGAGACGTGCTCAGATTGGGCGAATTTGTAGAGGAATTACGTGATTTGTTTAAGGATTGTAAACATAATAGATATGACAATGTTAGTATATGTGTTAAAACAATGTATAAAAAGTTACTTGGTCACAACAGCAAACAGGAAACTTATTGGGAGTATTCAGAACAAGAACAAGAAGTTTTACAAAGACCAGGTATAAAGCCATTACAATTAGACCCTCATCCTGAAACAGAAGTACAAGAACCTGAAGAAATTGTAGAAGATACTTCCTGGATGACAGAGTTTTTATATGAGGACGGCTCAGCAAAGTATGTACAAAGCCACCAAATAATAAATCAGGGTTTAAATACTTTTAAAGGAATGAAATGTCATTTAGGATTTGAAAGTTTAAATATAGATGCTACAGGAGAGATGTATAGTAGTTGGTGTGGTGCTGTAAACTTTGGTAATGTAGGTAGTGCGGATTGGCAATTACCAGAAACTAAAACAAGTTGTCCTTTAGATTATTGTAATAATATATCAGATATTTCTATAACTAAGACAGTTT